GAGGCATCGGAACGCGCTGCTAATAGAGCGCAGACTTAGGGGTTTTTATGGATTGGGAAAGCTATTTACCGTTCTGTCAGAGCGAGAGGCAAAGAGAACTGATTACTTTACGGGCGCAGGGGCTAACAATAGAGGGAGCCTCTGAGGCAATGGGAATCAACAAGCGCAATGTTGTTGCTATGTGCCAGAGGGTAAAAGTCAGAGCGGCAAAGCAAGGCTATTCGCCTGAGCATGACATGGTGCATACCGTACCAGATGGGTTCAAAGTTCGAGGCACTTCTACCCTGTATAAAGACGGAGACCCTGTTATTCAGTGGGTGAAGTCTGACATAAATCAAGAGCGTCAGATGGAATTGATGCGCGAAGCGATTGATGCGCTCAATGAAGAAATCAAGCCAGAGCCAAAAGTTGATGTACCGAAAGTCAAAAAATCTCAGTTATGCAATATGTACGTTATTACCGATTACCATGCTGGAATGCTAGCTTGGCATGAGGAGACGGGCGCAGACTGGGACTTACAGATTGCCGAAGATACTTTAGTAAAATGGTTTGCCCAAGCCATCAAACAAGCGCCAGAAGCAGAAGTTGGTGTATTCGCGCAACTCGGTGACTTTCTTCATTTTGATTCGTTAGAAGCAGTCACTCCAGCCAGTCGGCATATTCTTGATGCAGATACAAGATTTCAAAAGCTAGTCAGAACAACGATACGAGTTATCCGCAGAGTCATTAAAATGCTTTTGGAGAAGTATCCGAAGGTTCATGTTAAATGGTGTGACGCTAATCACGACCCAGCTAGTAGCGCGTGGATGCGTGAATTTTTAACGGCACTGTACGACCAAGAGCCAAGAATCGAAGTCGATAATTCCGCTGATACTTACTACTGCTTCGAATGGGGCAAGACAGCTTTATTTTTTCATCACGGACACAAGCGGAAAGTTGCCAATGTCGATTCGGTGTTTGCCGCTAAGTTTCGAGAGGTCTTCGGACGGACTGAACACGCCTACGCACACATGGGTCACTACCACTCAGTGGACGTTAAAGAGACTAATCTAATGCTAGTTACTCAGCACAGGACTTTAGCCGCTCCAGACGCATATGCGAGCCGTGGCGGGTGGTTATCTGGTCGAGACGCCCAGGTCATAACCTATCACAAAGAGTTTGGGCAGGTCGGCAGCCAAACCATTAGCTATAAGATGATTTGTTAGTCATGTTAAACATGATAGCATTGGCTAAAGTTTATGAGGTCAGTGTTATGAATGAGAAGCAATTAGCAAGGCAGCGTGAGCGAAGGGAGTTGAGTAACAACGCTAATACAAAGAGGTATGAGAAAACAAAGAAAGGCAAGCTCATGCGAATGTATCGCAATATGCTATCCAGAATAGATGGTGTGCAAAAGAAAAAAGCGCACTTGTATGCTGGCAAACAAATACTGACTCGCGATGAGTTTTACGAGTGGGCGTTAAGTAGCAGGCGGTTTCATGAGTTGTTTAATGCCTGGGAAAAATCTAATTACGACAGACGGCTTTCGCCAAGTGTTGATCGAGTAAATTCTAGCCTTGGCTATACGGTTGAGAACATGGAGTGGGTGACTCATTCTGAAAATTCGAGACGAGGAGCATTGAGTCAGATTAAACAGGGTTTGTTTAAGATAGGTAGGAAATCATGAAAATTGTCATTATCGGGTCGCTGGTCTGTTTCATAAGAAATAAAAGCATCGTGTTTACGATAAAGAGCAAATGGCTTGCAAGGCTCTTGAAAGTGTTTAGATCAAAAAAGGACACTGACCAGCTATGAGAGCCAAAGACTACCAAGTACAAGGCGATCACTACGCAAACAAGGCTATTCAGCCGATTGAATACATAATGGCTAACAAACTGGGTTTTTGCGAGGGCAATGTAGTCAAGTATGTCAGCAGGTGGAGAAACAAGGGCGGCCTAAATGACTTACTGAAGGCAAAGCACTACATCGAGTTTTTAATAGAGGAGTGGGAACGTGATTGCGATAATGATGTGCGATGACTGCGACACGCAGATGCAAGAGGTCTTTACCGCACAGGAGAATTTTAGGCTCAATGGGTGGGTCTGCCCAAGCTGTTTACACTTCGCGAAAGCCATCGGCAGAGAGCGCCAACTTACCATTGAGGATAAAGCAGATGATAAAAAGAGAGGCTTGTGACAAGTGGTTCTCAGACGTAGTAAGGCAGAAATCTAACTACACCTGCGAGCATTGTAAAAAGACCGACTCACGAATGGAGTGCGCTCATATATACGGACGCAGACTTAAATCGGTAAGATGGTCGTTAGATAACGCGGTCTGCCTTTGTCACTGGTGTCATAGAGACTTTACGGAGAACCCTTTGAAATTCACGGACTGGCTGAATCAATACTTCGGTGGAGGTCATATGGACATCTTGAGGGAGAAGAAAAACGCAATTATGAAAGCAACGCCAGAGGTCAAAAAGGACATATCGAAGCACTACAGGGAAGAACTCAAGAAGCTGGAAAGTGACCCAGATTACAGCCCGGTAAGCTACAACTAAAAAAATTTGCCTTATTTAGTTACAAAAGTGTATACAAGCCTGATTCTTTTGTTTAGTATTGCTGTAACGGCTTAGGAAAGCCACTAACTGGAGAGGGAAATGCAAACAACAACAACTTTTGGAGGTCACATGGTTGACTTTACTTTTTTACCATCAGATTTCAACTCCACAGAAATTACTGTGGTTGCCAACACCAAAGATGCCAAAGAGTATTTGGCAGAGCGTTACGGTTTTGGTTGCTTATCTTTAAGTGTTCGTAAGTCAGCAGCGCCAGAACTTGCTGATAGTTTCGAATTTCAGAATCTTAGTTACAGCTAACAACAACAGGGCGAAAGCCCTAACCAAGGCCGCGTAAGCGGCTCTTACTGGAGGGTAAGTTATGAACGACAAGAAAATGGAGAAACTGACATTCATAATTATGGCGATACTATTTGCGCTGCTTGCATTGGGCATTGCCGGGACTGGTGATCTACAGGAAGCACAAGATCAGGCAAGAGTTTACAACGAGATGGTGTGCGCTGGTCACTGGCCTGACTATGAGAATAGGAGACCAACTTGTGAGTGATATACTGATAGCGTTACAAACGGCTCATTTAAGAGCTAATGCAACAAACAAACCAATGGCAGTCATGGACGACTTAAGTGTCCAAGAGTTAACGATGTATACAGAGACTAAAGCGATTGAGGTAATTCACCCGCTAAGGAGAGACTATGTACGTTGTAGAGATGGTCAATCAGAGAACTTTGCAAACTGAGTATATACTCGGTGTATATACAGACAACCAACATGCCGAATACGCTGGCTGGGTAGAGGAAGCGGTAGCGCCGCCCGGCTTATGCCCAAGGGTCAGTTGGTTCGAACTTGATTACATTGATCCGATCAAGCAAGATGCCTTCGAGGACTTTATCAGTGACGGGTAGTAGATGAACAAAGACGATATAATAGTGACTATTGCGTCTTGGTTGGTTACTCTAGCCATTGTGTTCTATATTTATATGATATTCAGGGCGTAACCTATGGTTTACCGAGATAAAACCTTTTGCAGCGAATCGTTTAGATGCGGCACTAAAGACTGCCAATGGTGGGTAGACTTTGAAGTCGATACAGAAGGTGAAGCGTTAAGTCTAGCGAAACACAGGAAAGAGGGTTGCGGCTGGACAGAGGCAGAGGAAGAAGAATGTTAGAGATTACTTACCAAAAGGTCACAGACCTAATTCCGTACGTTAACAACTCCAGAACCCACAGCGAGGAGCAGGTTAAGCAAATCGCGGCAAGTATTAAGGAATTCGGCTTTACTAACCCTATTTTGATCGATGAGAGTAAGGGCGTTATAGCAGGTCATGGTCGATTATTAGCCGCAGGTAAGCTAGCACTAGCAGAAGTGCCTACAATCGTCTTAGGAGGGCTTACAGAAGCTCAGAGGAAGGCTTACGTTATAGCCGATAATAAACTGGCTTTGAACGCTGGCTGGGAAGTTGATCTTCTCAAAATAGAGCTTAACAACTTAGATGATCTTGATTTTGATTTGTCGATTTTGGGTTTTGATGAAATAGAACTGGCAAAAATGTTTGATAGTGATGAGCCTGAATTAAAAGAGCAAGAATACACCGAAGTTTTTAACGTGATTGTTGAGTGTGAGGACGAAGGTCAACAAGAAAAGATATTTAACAGATTAGACTCGGAGGGCTATAAATGCCGAGTTCAAAGTTTGTAGTTAGCTCTGTTGCTTCATCGTCATTTAAGGCAAACAAAATTAAGTCTATGTTTGATTGCGACATGGACGAAGTGATTAAAGAATTTGATGTTCAAATACCAATAGAAGACACAAGCTGGAATGTCGGCTTAATTGTTGGCGCCTCTGGAACTGGCAAAACAACCATAGCAAAAACATTGTTCAAAGAGTTTCATTTTTTTAGCGGATTTCATTGGTCTGGAGACAGTGTTGTAGATGATTTCCCTAATGACAAAACAGCCAAAGAGATAACCGAGTCTTTGTCAAAAGTTGGGTTTTCGTCTCCCCCAGATTGGTTAAAGCCGTTTTCGGTGCTGTCTAACGGTCAAAAAATGAGAGCAGAACTTGCTAGACTAATTCTGGAGGCAGATAAACCGTTTATTTATGATGAGTTTACATCGGTAGTCGATAGACAAGTCGCTTGTATTGGTTCAAGCGCCATACAAAAATTTGTTAGAAAGTCTCAAAAGCAATTTATTGCTGTAAGCTGTCACTATGACATTGAGCAATGGCTAGAGCCAGACTGGGTTTATGATTGCAACACAATGAAATTTTACAGGGGGTCACTTAGGCGACCGCAAATTGTTTGCTCAATCAGAAAAGCCCAACAAAGCGAATGGAAAGAGTTTATGGACTTTCACTATTTAAGTCACAAGCACAACAACGCTGCTCATAAATACGTTTGTGAAATTGAAGGGCAACCTGTTGCGTGGTGTAGTGTTTTGCACTTTCCACACCCAAAAGTAAAAAACATGAAACGCATTCATAGAATAGTCGTAAAGCCTGACTATCAAGGCATTGGTGTTGGAGCTCGATTTATGTCTGAGGTCTCACAAAAATACAAATCTGAAGGATACAGAATGTCACTTGTGACAAGCTCGCCATCTTTTATTCACGGACTACAAAAAAACAAAAATTGGATAATGACTAGAAAGCCAAGCAGAGTTTCTGCGACCTCAAAGGGTGCGGCTCTTTCTGGGTCAACTTCTGATGCAAGACTAACCGCAACTTTTGAATTTAAAGAGTCCAGCTAATGCCAGCAGGCCGACCAAGAAAAGAAATAGACTGGAGCATAGTTGATAGCTTGTGTGGTATTCACTGCACGGGAGATGAGATAGCGAGCGTCTTAAATGTTCACTACGACACGCTAAACAACCGATGCAAAGAGGAGCATGGAGTTAATTTTTCGGACTACTATAAAAAGGCTTCATCTAGTGGAAAAATATCACTTAGACGACAGCAATACTCGGTAGCCATGAAAGGTAACGTCTCAATGCTTATCTGGTTAGGCAAGAATATACTCGGGCAGAAGGACGCGCCAGAGCAGAACCTAGACCGACAGCCCATTCACATAATCTTTGGCGAGCCTGATGCAGATACACCTGCAACCGACTAGACCGCAGTATCAATACATAACTACTCAGTCACCATTCCCTGCACTGGTAGCAGGCTTTGGCGCAGGTAAAACAGAAGCGGCAGTATTAAGGTCAATTGCCGGGCTACTGATGAACCCAAACACGAACAGGGGATTCTACGAGCCAACCTACGATCTAATTCGTATGATCGCATGGCCTCGGTTCGAAGACTTACTGACTCAGTTAAACGTGCCGTATAAGCTACAGAAAAGCCCACTGAACATGATATCGGTCGAAGGCTACGGGAATATCATATTCCGATCTATGGATAACCCAAACCGAATCATTGGTTACGAACACGCAGATGCCGATATTGACGAGCTAGATACGCTGAAGAAAGATGACGCTGCTTATGTTTGGCGGCAGGTACTAGCTAGGAACAGACAGAAGAAGAACGGGCAGAACACAATCGGAGTTACTACAACGCCTGAAGGCTTTAAATTCGTCTATGAGACATGGAAGCAAAGCCCTAAAAAGGGATATGAGATAATCCAAGCACCTACATCGTCAAACCCTTACCTACCTGATGGCTACATTGATAACCTAAGAGACATATACCCAAGCCAATTACTTGATGCGTATTTAGAAGGCAAGTTCGTCAACCTAACCTCGGGAACAGTCTATTCTAGTTATAGCCGGGTCACCCATAGAAGCACTGAAACGATTAAGCCGGGCGAGCCTTTGTATATCGGGTGTGACTTTAACGTAACACAACAGGCGGCTACTGTTTACGTCCAGAGAGACGGTGGCGCTGTCTGGCACGCAGTCGAGCAGTTGACGAGTATGTACGATACGCCCGAGATGGTTAGATTGATTCAGGAGAAGTGGCAAAGCAAAGGGCATAAGATTTATATGTACCCAGACGCCAGTGGGAGCAGTCGAAAGACGGTCAATGCCTCGATATCTGACATCGCACTATTGGAACAGGCAGGGTTTATCGTAAGAGCAAAGAAAACCAATCCAGCGGTCAAGGATAGAGTATTGGCGATGAACGCGGCACTCGAGGCGGGTAGGATTATGATTAACGACTCGGCTTGTCCTGATGTCGCTAATTGCCTTGAACAACAGTCTTACAAGAATGGCGAGCCAGACAAAAAGAGCGGCAACGATCACCAGAATGACGCAACGACTTACCCGATTGCGTATGAGATGCCGATTGTCAAACCAGTAGCTAATGTGAGATTCGCCTTTGTCAATTAAAAAGCGTAAAATATGGGAAACTTTTAGCAGGACTTCGCTATGACTGTAGGCACTGAGCACCCAGATTACAAGCTATACAAGAACGTATGGGCAAAGACCAGAGACGCGGTTAAAGGTTCGGTCGCCATCAAAGAAAAGAAACACGCCTATTTGCCTGTCCCAGACAATAAAAGTCTGGACGATGCGCGAGGCATTGAAACTGTCAGATACAAGCAATACTTGAAGCGAGCAGTCTTTACTAACTTTACAGGTCGTACTAAAAACGCGCTAGTTGGTGCAGCGTTTAGAAAGAACCCAATGTATGAGCTACCAGAGGCGGTTGACTATCTAAATCAAGACGCTACTGGTGACGGCTTGAGCCTGGTTCAATTAGCAAAAGACGAGCTATCAAATCTGATGGAGACTGGTCGGTCACTTCTATTGGTTGACTACCCACAAGCTGACGACAATTTGAGTCTCGAAGATGTCAATATGCTCGATTTAAGAGCCAGCATCGTTCCCTACACAGCCGAGCAGTGTATCAACTGGAAGACATCTGTTATCAATGGCAGACGATTATTAACACTTTGCGTACTGGCAGAACCCTACTTCAACACGGATTTAGAGTTTAGCCATGATAGCGCCACTCAGTACCGAGTCTTACGGCTAACTGACGAGGGCTACAGCCAGCAGATTTACCGAGACGACAAACCGATTACTGACGAGATATACCCGCGAAAGGCTGACGGCTCAGTGTGGGAAGAAATACCCCTTATTTTCGTAGGCTCTAAAAACAACGACTCAACGATTGACGATGCGCCACTATCAGACATTGCAGATGTTAACGTGGCTCACTATAGGAACTCGGCTGATTACGAGGAGTCTTGTTTTATCACTGGT